TTTGGCACTTGAACCCACACGGTGATGCCGTCGAATCCATGGACGTGGAGCCTGAGCCTGACACTGACCCCCATCCGTCGCTGTCAGTCGCTGAGAGGAACGCTTCCATGATCCGCTAATGATCCCTACCTAGCACCACCAAAGGGCCGTCCTGGGCGGCCTCAGGTTGGTCTGACAGAATCACAACCAATCCCCGCCATCGCTCACATTCTGAACAGTCAGGGAATCAGCGATGAATTGCGGGTGGATCATACGGCAGGCCGAAAGTCAACCCCTGCCGACCAGCCCGCAAACTGGCACCTCCCAGGCCCTGACAGGCTTGACAGGCACCCTGTCAATGGTATCCAGCCAGTTTGACAAAGTGGCACAAGGCCGCTTGGCACAGCGCGGTAACCCGGCGGTTTCGTGCTAGAGGCGGCGGGCTACCCCTCCGAAAAACGGCGCAATTTTTGACAAGTTGAATCCCTTTTGAAAACCATTCTCAATAACAGTGTGAATGTAGGGGGCGGGGCTTGTTGGGCAAGCCGACGATGCAGGGGAGAATTTTTTTCAGAAGAGCCCTCCCTCAAAGGAGGGCGATGTTCCGTGAGACAATGAACAATTCAGGACGACATGATAGGGAGCTTTTTATTGCTTCTTTGTTTCTGAGGAGCAACGCCCTTTTAAGGAGGCGTTGCGTTCACTGAGACGACAAGCTGCAATGCGCCTATTTCTTTTGCATTGTTCTCCGGGAAGGCAACTGCGCCCCTTAAAGGGGGCGCTTGTTGCCGCTTACTGAGGAGCTAGACCATTGATAATTTCTCTATTTTTTTTGTTTTTGCCGCTAGACACACCATTCCCTTGCATTGTCGGACATTTGCCAGCCCGTTCGATCCTGCTGCAAGCGCTCGGTCCGCTGCCCTTGAGGGGCGCTCCCCTCGCTGTCCAGTAGAGCGCGCTTGTAACAGGGCGATCTTGACTATGGTCAACAGCAGTCAGCCGCTGCGCCATGCGTATAGCATAACGTCTGTGTCAAGTTCCCGATTTCCCGAAACGGGGCTAAAACGGCAATTTCGGCTATTTTCGGGAAGTTTCTCTAATTTTTTTACATTGTTTTAAGGATTCATGGCAAGGAAGTGCGTCTACTTCGTTTCTTGGGAAAACGATCCCCTCTCGGTCAAGATTGGCTATTCAGCTTCCTTGTCGAAACGTTTGAGGGAGCTATGTACTGCCAATTGCCATCGATTGATGGTCAAAAAGATCCTGAGTGCTCCCAATGGGAAGGAGGACGAGGCGATGCTGCATGAAAAATTTGCAGCTCTTCGCATTACGGGCGAATGGTTTCGCTTAAATCATGCACTGGTCAGTTTCTTGCAGCAAGAAAGCGACGTCCTTCTTCGGACCATGGGAGGCAGTCTTATTAACAATCGCATTAGCCTTGCTCCTGTTGTCAATCTTCAGGAGCCATGGCAACCCTCCCGCTCTTTAGCTAATGGCATCAAACACTGCCGCCACTACATCCTTTGGATGATTTCTGAAAGCATGACAAATGGCGAAAAAATTTCCCCCGCATTGTTAATCAATCATCCTCTTAATGCTGGGCGATTTGCATCAAAAACTATTTATAACGAACTGTGCTCACTGAAAGAAAGAGAGATGGTCAACGACCATCTCGATCACGGTCTTTTGCTGACAATATTTGGCATCAATGAACTAGAACGTCGCAATGCAAAAATAAAATGAATCATTGACTACATTCTTCGCATTGCTCCTCCCTTTATGCTGAATAGAAGCGAAGGAGGATTGGCCGTGTTTGATGATTTGCCAGCGCCTCAAATGGTGGGAGCCATCAAGATATGGCCCGTGCATAGTCGTCCTGAATACAAATGGTTTATTGCCTATGATGCAAAGCCGCACTATTTCCGAAGCTGGAACGAGGCTGTGTTGTTCGCTAAGGACAGACAAGCCATGGACGATCCAGAGATGCTTTGTGACTGATGGCGTAATTAACCAAAATTTCACCTTTGCATCGTCAATTCGGGCTAGCGTGGTCTAGCAAGAGCCGCCCCCTTAAAGGGCGGCTCTCTGGTCTCGTCTGTTTTTGTTTGATCATGAAAGAAAAAATTGCTCGCACTGGGCGGGTGCAAAATTGGATTGATGATCCATCTGGCCGATTGCCCGTAAGCTGCACGGTCTTCCAAGTGGAAGATTCAATGGAAGGCGAAGATGGCATTGAAGCCTCGTGGCGTTTCGTAAGCCATGGCCTTAGGAATGGTGCGGGCGTTGCCGTTCATTTGTCGCAGCTTCGCCCCAAAGGCGAAGAAAATGGCAAGGGGCTGGTTGCTAGTGGTCCAATGAGCTTTGGCAAGATTTATAGCGTTCTTAATGAAATTTTGCGTAGGGGAGGGCGTTATAAAAATGGAGCCGTTGTGTTGCATCTTGATTATTCACATGCTGATGCTTTGGAATTCGTGAAAGCATCGAGAAGTGACTTTCCGTGGGTGAAACGTTGTCTCAATGTGGATGAAAATTTCCTTTCTTCAGCATCGCCAGAGCTAATTGATGCCACGCTTAAAGGCATTGCTTCTGGTGATATTTGGCTGAACAAAATGCGTTGGGACAATAATGGCGAACGTATTTTGCCTAATGTTTGTTTAGAAGTGTATCTTCCGCATCGTGGCACTTGTCTTTTGGAGCATGTGAATCTTGGCGCCTGTGCCATTGATGATCTTGAGACAGTGTTTCCGGAGGGCATGGAAGACTTGTGCTCCCTGCATGGTCGCACTGGCGTGGGTGACACGGGAGAATACCTGCCAGCTTCCATTGATAAGCAAGTGGGACTTGGCATTCTTGGGCTTGCCAATTTCTTGGCAAATAATGGCACCACTTACAAAGATTTCGGTAATGCACTAGAGGCATTTTTTGGTGCGCCTAGTGAATGGAGCCGTTGGGAAGAGACCATTCCAGGGCGAATTGTTGAAGCATTGCACAATGGCATTCATCGCGCTGCTCAAGTGGCGAAGTTAAATGGTATGGTACGTGCGTTTGCAATTGCTCCCACTGCATCGTGTTCCTATCGCTATACAGACATCAATGGCTTCACCACAGCTCCTGAAATTGCTCCTCCCATTGGGCGTTATGTGGATCGTGATAGTGGCACATTTGGCGTGGAAAGTTTCGACTATGGCAATGTAGAAACAGCGTCAGACGTGGGGTGGGAGAATTATAAAAAAGTGGCAGACGGCATTGTACGACTGTATCAATCCACTGATTTGTTTCATGGCTATTCGTTTAATTCATGGTCAGATGTTGTCACTTATGACCGTGATTTTTTGAAGGATTGGCTAGAGTGTCCTCAGACAAGCCTCTACTATTCCCTGCAAGTCCTCCCGGACACGCAGCGGAAAGACGATGCCTACGCGGCATTAGATGACGATTTCAAATCCATGTTTGGTCTCGATGAAGACAGTTCATCGGGAGATGGAGGAGAGTCGTCTTGTGATTTAGAGGCGGGATTCTGCGCGGCATGTGCAGAGTGATTGTTTCCTTCGCATTGATCAAATGACTGTTAAAACGGCTCAATCTTTTTCCGTGGTTTCTCCCTCTCCCTCTCCCTCTCCCTCTCCCTCTCCCTCTCCCTATTTGAACATGCTTGCCAAGAAGCGTCCTTGGCAGGCGGTGCCCGTGGATCAAGGGAAGTTGGTTGAAGGGAGTGAGGAAACTATTTTTCGCGCATTGGCCTTGCGTCACTTGGAGCTTCCCGTAAGGGAGTTCCTGCAGCAAGGATTAGAGCGTGATTTGCCAACCACTCCTGGAGTGGTGGAGGCTCTTGTTCATAATCAAAAGGACGAGGAGCGTCATGATGAGGCTCTTGGCTACATCGCTGCAGCCCATGGTGTTAATGAGCAAGCGGAAAAAGAAGCTCAAAACATCTTGAAAGCTTGGCTTGAGCATCCCGCCCATCCAATTTTGAAAGCATCAGTTCTTGAAAGGTCTATTTTCTTTGTCATTCTTCCATTCTTTCGCTTCAATGGAGACGTGGGCATTCGCACGGTCAGTGCGGACATTAGCCGTGACGAGATTAGTCATGTTGGCATCCACTCCTTGGTCGCACGCGAGCTTAATGAGAATGCGGGACAATCTTTGAATAAGCTGCGTCGCGCTACGGCATTATGGATTTTCGATAAGCTAGGTTTTAGCGAGAACAAGTGGCTGGACAAAGATTTCTGGCTGCGTCAAAGCGACAATTTATTTGAACGCGGAAAAGCAGAAGAATTGTCTGATACGCAACGTTCCCGGATGCCAGCATTTTTTGAAGCGCCAAACACATCACTGCCGTCCTACGGAAAGGCTTAGACTGACAATCCCGCTCCGAGGAGAGGGGTTACGGAAGCAAGGGGCCTTGAGCCCCTTTTTTTCATGCTTCTCTAACAATTGCTTGTCTGCATGGGTATTTTGACTTACCATTAAAAAGCAGGACATGAGTCCTGCATTGTGAGAAACGGTTTGAGGGCGGGGGTGGTGCCCCGCCCTTTTTTATGCAGCGCCATGAAGGGGTAAATCACAAGTGAATGTAATACCTTTTTGAATAGCGCGTTATGCAACTTTAGCGTACGAAACGCCGCGATAAACAAGCGAAACTTTCTGAGCATCAGCAATTCGCTGCGCTTTTTCCAGCTTCGCTTTGATCATTGCAAGGAAATTCATGATGGTTCTCCATGAACGGTGTTACACACCGTGAGCTTGTTGCACAAGCTCTGAGTCAAGCCCCGTTGCCTGCTTGGTGATCATGCGTCCTCATCGCTGAGGATCAACGTAAATTCAGTCTAGCCATGACAAAGGAGGAGGCGAAGCGCAATAGCTTCTTATGGTCGTGCGGCGACCTCCTCCCCCTTGCCATCGGCTGGGCCATTAAGAGGGCCTTCAATCCTCTCAATGGTTATGTATAGGAAGCCCCTGAAGCTTCCTGAACCTCCTGGCGTCCCAGAAGGGTATTCGCGAATACCAAGCAACTATACACTATTTCCGCTCACTCCAGTAGACAATTCCGCCTTGTCTCTCAATCTCATTCTTGACTCGCTTTGCGTCGCTAGGTTCCACCCATTGCTCGTAGTGTTGACCGTTGAGTTTATAGCGAATGTAAACCATGATCAAACGTCATAAATGCGGCATTCAACAGCCCATGGTTCTGCATTGCAGAATTGCTCCCAAAAGCATTCTCTACGAAAAAGCTCAGACTTTTCTATGTAGCGTGATTCGGCATGCTGGGCTTGAAGAGAATTCTCTCCGAACGTGTTGACTGCCTGCGTAAGCACTTCAGACGCTTGAAGAAGCTCTCGAATTAGAGCTTGCAAATGGGGGTTGTCCATTGAGCGTGTCATCCTTGCAATTCAGGATAGCGCGTCCTTATTTTCAAGGATGGTTCTTTTGAGGGAATGTTCAAGAGTTTGAAGCTTCGGCAACAATCGTGGTCGATACAAATGCTCTGCATTAAGAAGTTGTAAAGCAGTTTGATTGTTCACCTTGAGCAACGCCACAAGGAACTTGGTCTCTTCGTAAGTGAGGTGAATGTTGGCCACGGAACTGTAATTAGTTGTCATCCAGCACAATCCTAAAGGAATTGTTCCAACCAATTCACATCGTCATCTTTATTTGCTGCAAAAATTGCTGCAGCCATGGCGAATGCGTGGTCATCAATTCCAGTTTGTTTGCCACCGCTCACGGACCATTGTCCACCAGCTTTATAAACAACTGTCAAGTTTTTAATTTCATTCAAAGCCTTTTCGTGATTGTAAATATTGACCAATCCTGCATTGAACAATTCCCGCATTTTTGAAAATGCTTTCACTTTTGAGCTGATAGTCCAAGTGAGTTCCTCAATAGGCAATTCTCCCGAAAGGGCTTGAATGGTGCCGGCACTGTTGTATTGGTCCATGACAATTTTGTCAAACACATAGAGTTTATGCTGTTCCTTAATCCAATCCTCCACTGCATTGATATTCACTTCTTTTCTGCCGTTAATTTCAAAATCTGCAGCAAATGTGTGGAATTTGTCCACAACAAGAGTGTTGCCTTCAAAATGAACAATGCAAGCAGTGTAATTATCACGACCAACGCCGCCACGAGCAGGGTCTAGCGCTAAGACATAGCTTCCCTGGTGAGCTGCCACGGGAGGAAGCGCATGTCGTTTGTCATCCACGCATGCATCCACCACATCGCTAGCAATGAGAGCGGAGAGATTGGCGGCAAATTGAGCGCCATATTCAACCTTGAACTTTTCTGGATCGCGTTCGCGCTCCATCTCCAGAAATTCCCTACTAATTGTGGGATTCATCTCCCAAGTTGGGAGGTTTACGGCTTGTAGATAGGGGAATCGTCCTGACGCAGCCTCTTTGAAGTGTTGATAGAAGAGGCCGTCAGTAAGCCATGGTGAAGAAAGCTCTAGGATTTTGCCATTGCCGCCAAACTGAGCCACTGCAGGCGAAAGTGCGTCATAAATTCCCTTACCACCACTGTTCGCATCGCCATCCACTGCAAAAGCAAGCTCGTCAAATACGCAGGCACAACAAGCAAGACCTCTAGCTGCACGTCCTGAAGTGGGGATGGCCTTAAAGACGCAACCATTAGAAATTTCTAATTGATCAGCAGTTTCGCGAACAATTTCTTGCGCGAATGGGCTGTCAAGAATAAGTTGTCGAATATTATTTAGCGCGATGCGACTTTGATCTTGACTGTTTGCAACAGTGAGAACGTACCATTTTTCGCCTTTTCTAACTTTTTTCTTGAAATCATCTTCTAGGACAAAGCAAATGTAGACACATGCCACTGCAGCCATGAGTGTTTTGCCGCTGCGTCTTCCTAGCGCCCATGTAGCTTGTGTGTATTTCCCTGCAAAGAAACTATCAAGAATTTCTGCTTGTTTGGGATAGAGTTCAAGCTTGAGGGCGTGTTTAGCGAAGTCAGAACAGGAGATCATCATTTATGTAGTTTTTCAGAGATTGTATAGGGCGAAGGTGTTCTTTTGGTAAAAAATAGCAAGCTCTTCCCTTCACATATTCTCGCTTCCATTTCTCCTGCATCGCCTCATGAGCTTTTGCCCAGCCATGGAGAATCACTTGTTTATTCTCAACGGTTACTAGCACCAGGGTTTTACTGGGAAGTTCGTCAAATTGGCAAGTCAGATCGTAGTAATGGCGAGCGCGAGTTTTAACGTCGATGTCTGGTGGTAGATCGCAGGAGCCGCGTTTCGCCACCACATCGCCAAACACCTTGTCTTTCATGCCCAAGAAGCTCGCTACGGCCATTTCGCCGCCGGCTCCGAGGATATGCACCCTCAAGGATTCAGGGCCTGTTGCCGGGCCATTGTTGCGGCCTCGAAGTTTTTTCGCTTCATTGACTGACTGCCTGCGACGAGCTTCGGCGTGAATGGCGAGCTTCTCTTCGTTGGTGAGTGTCCACTCTAGGCCCATGTTGTGCATGTTGTGCTACCAGCTAACGGTAGCGAGCCCGTAGAATGTGTCAATAGGCTTTTCTTCCAATGGCAAATATCACCGAAAGCGGCGGCGTGGTCAATCTTGGTCATAACGGTCAAGAGGACGTACGGATTGATGGTTTGCAAAATGTCTTCACTGGCATGGGCACCAGTCGAGATAAAACCACAAGGACGACAGTCAGTGCCATCACCTTCATGAACAAGGAAGACCTTGAGGGTCTTTATGTTCATTGGCTCACTCGTCGCATTGTGGATCTCGTCGCTAACGAATGCACTCGCGAAGGTTTTGAGATTTTGTTTGGAGGAGAGGGCGTCAATGCTCAAACGCTATCGGGCGTGGAGCAAGCCATTGAAGATTTGGAAATTCTTCAGTATTTCAACGAAGCAGCAAAAACCTCTCGACTGTATGGCGGCAGTGCGTTAGTTCTTTACATCGACGATGGTCGCCCTGCATACATGCCTGTCGATAGGAACAACATTCGTTCTGTTGAGGGAATGGAATGTCTGGACAGGCATCAAATCGCACCAATTATCAGCGAAGAAAGTCTTTACGACTATTCCAAAGCAACGTATTATCAAATTATTTCTGGCGATCTAATTCAACAGCCCAATTTGTTTCGCATTCATAAAGATCGCATTTTGCGTTTTGATGGCATTTGGTTGCCATATCGAGTGCGTCAAAAGAACTATGGCTGGGGTATGTCAGTGTTGCAGAGTGTCTATGAAAGTTTTAAGCATTACTACACAGGCACTAGCAGCATCGCCACTCTTTTAACTGAATTTGATGTTTTTGTCCATAAAGTGCGCGGCCTGGCATCGATGCTGGCGGCTGGTAAGGAAAGTCAAGTGAAGAATCGCTTGGAGCTAAATGACATGAGCAAAAGCATCTATCGCGGCTACGCGATTGATGCTGAAAAAGAAGAGTTGGAATTTGTTGGTAGGCAGTTTGGGGGTGTGCCGGAAATCCTAGAAAAGCTTCGGGTGGATATTATTGGGGCATCTGGTATTCCTCACACATTGCTTTTCGGTCAGTCCCCTTCGGGACTAGGGGCCACTGGTCGTAGCGAAGAGCGTGATTTCGCGAAAACTTGTCATCATTATCAAGAAACACATCTGCGTCGTCAGCTACAAAAACTGATGACCTATGTGATGTTGAGCAAAAACGGCCCAACAAAAGGACAATTGCCAGAGAATTGGCGGATTGGTTGGAAGCCATTATTTGAAATGAATGAGCGCGAACTTGCTGACGTGAGGGCGCGTGTTGCAGCAGTCGATGCTCGTTACATTCAGGTGGGAGTGCTCACTCCTCAGGAAGTGGCTGATTCGCGATTCGGGAAGAGCGAATACAGCATTGAAACCACTATTGATCCGTCCATTCGCCGTGAGTTACCAGAGAAAGCTGCCAAAGGTGATGTTCCTCCTGGCGGTCGCGATCCTTTGGATCAAGCCAATGGAACGTTGCCCATGGATGGCACTCGCAATGCGACAGACAGTGAAGAGTCAGTTAATGATGAAGCAGGGTTGTTCCTACCAAGAGACTTGGAGCACATTCGTGGTGATGTGAAATTTACAGACAAGAGTTTGCACAACGCGGCAGTTGCTGCAGCAAAAAGCAAATTCAAAGTGTGGCCGTCAGCATATGCAAGTGGCTATGTCGTACAGCATTACAAGGCGGCATACAAGAAGAAGCATGGTTCATTGTCTGGCGCATTTAAGAATGATGATGGAGAATTGCATGCAGATGATCTTGACAAATGGTTTAAGGAAAAATGGGTGAGGATTGGCGCAAATGGTGAAATCCTTGGTCCATGTGGAGCGCGTGAAAAGGGCGAGGGCAAGCCAAAATGCTTGCCAGAAGCAAAAGCGCAAGGCATGTCAAAGGAAGCCAGGAAGACGATTGTGGCTCGAAAGCGCAGAAAAGATCCCAATGCCAATCGCAAGGGAAAGGCCAAAATGGTCAGCAGCAAAGTGGATGCAATTGAGCCAATCAAAGCAGAAGGGCTAATTCTGTCTGACATTGACGAAGCTTCTCTTGTGACGGAGGAGGATGTGCAGGCGGCTTTGTCTGAATGGAAGCAACAAGCTCCTGAACGGTTTAAGGACATTCTGGAGGCAGAAGATGCTGAGCCCTCTAAGTGACTCTTGGCCGAGGTTTGATGCGGATTGGAGCTACGATCCGAAGCTGGGGCGCTATCGGCGCCCCAATGGTCGCTTCATGAGCGAAAAGGCTGTTGCAGCTTTAATTGACGGGCGCATTGCTAATCTTGGCGACAGCTTGAAGCGTTTTACGAGAATGTTGATTGATGGGAACATTACGATTGACCAATGGCAAAGCAGTGTCCGCGAAGCAATTAAAAATTCTCATATTCAGGCAACAGTGCTTGGCCATGGTGGCAAGTCTGGAATGGGGCCTGCGGAATATGGTCGCATCGGTCAAAGGCTTCGTGCGGAATATCGTTATTTGCAAGGTTTTGCTAGTGATATTTTGGCTGGCCGCGTTTCTCCTGCCATGGCTCTTGCTCGTGTGCAGCTATACGCTGAGTCTGTTCGAGGCAGCTACTGGGAGGGTGCCAGTATTCGACAAGCCAAACAAGGATATTCAATGATGCGGCGTCGCCTTGATGCACAGGCGGCGCATTGTGATGACTGTTTGCGTTATGCGGCAATGGGACTCCGTCCGATTGGCAGTTTGCCACTGCCTGGCCAGAGGTGTGAGTGCCGCAGCAATTGCAAATGTTCTGTGGAGTACAAGCGAGGGGCTGGGATTGGTGTCGCAGTGTAAGATGGCATCTCTCGCTCCCCAAGGGAAATGGCAAAAGCAAGAAAGCCGTTACCGACTGACCTCATTGACGAGTATTTGAAACTGGAAGAGGGAGGCGTCCTTGTGTGGAAAAAATCGCCACATCCCAGAATTGCAGTTGGCGCTAAAGCGGGAAGATCGGGAGGCAAGCGTCACAGTCAGGTTTGCCTGAAAAGGAAACACTATGGCTATCACAGGATTGTGTATTACTTGGCTTATGGCATTGATAGTCTTGGCTGGGAGATTGACCACATCAACCGAGACCCTTCCGATAATCGACCAGAAAATCTTCGCTTAGCAAGCGAAGCTGAAAATAAGTGGAATGCTGGATGCCAAGCCAACTGTAAATCTAGCCTGAGAGGGATACGGTCGCGGTTTTGGGGTGCTTCTACCAAATGGGAAGCTCGCTATAGGGGACGGTACATTGGGTCCTTTGACTCTAGGGAAGAGGCAGTTGCGGCTTGGGAAGCAGTGGTGAAGCCATATGCCGGAGAGTTTTTCCTGCCACAAAAACTGCCACTATGATTTGGCCAGCGATTTGTTTTTTTTCGTGGCCAAAATTTTGTACGTTGGTGACCTTGCGGTGCAAACCGGATTTGGGCGTGTTGGTGAAAAACTCACTGCACAACTGAGTCAAGAGCATGAAGTGGTGGCACTTTGCTCCAACTGGTGGGGCGACCCCCATGATCTCCCCTACCGGATGTATCCAGCAATGCCAGGCGGTAGCGATCCATTCGGAACGCATCGAATTGTTGAAGTGCTTCAGAAAGAGAAGCCGGACATGGTGCTTGCTGTCAATGACATTTGGATTTTGAATAATCTTTGGAATGTTGCCAAGCGTGTAAAGGAAGAGCTTGACTTCAAATGGTACGGCTACTTCCCAGTGGATAGCTATGGCTTCTTCCCTGATGTGTTTAAGGAATGCCAAGAATGGGATGGCATGGGCACTTACACGCAGTTTGGGCTAGAGGAAGTGCGTAAAGCTGGTTGTGACATGCCTTGTGACGTGATTCCGCATGGCATCGAAAGGAAAGATTTCTTCAAAATGGACAAAGCTGCTTGTCGCGAAGAATTCAAAATTGATCCCGATCAATTTATTGTTTTTAATGGCAATCGCAATCAGCCACGGAAACGGATTGATATTACGATTCGTGGATTTTTGAAATTTGCCGTGGACAAGCCTGATGCAAAGCTTTGGCTGCACATGGGGGCAAAGGATCAAGGGTGGGACATCATTCCATTGTTCAAGCGCATGGCTCGTGACATGGGCATTGATCCTACGGGGCGGATGATCCTCACTTCTAGGCAGTTTGATGTGACACGATGCTTGCCTGTGGATGCCTTGAATCGAGCTTACAACTGTGCCGATGTGGGGGTTAACACTTGCATCGGAGAGGGTTGGGGACTGGTCAATTTTGAACATGCCGCTACTGGCGTGGCACAAATTGTGCCTGACCACACATCAATGAAAGAGATCTTTCGTGGCATTCCTCGGATTCCTGTGGAGAGCTGGGAAGTGGATTGCAATTATGGTTTGGACAGGGGCCAGCCATCTGCAGATGGCTTGGCCGATATTTTGAATCACTACTACGAGCATCGCGACGACCTTCAGAAAGTGGCCGACTGGTGTTATCAGATGACACAAGAGGACGTGTATTCATGGGAAACGATTGGCAATGCATTCTTGCAAATTGTCAATCGCACTCTCGTAGAACCCCCCAAACCCAAGCGTAAGCGCAAAATTAAGGAGGCTTGATCATGCAGTTTCGTTTTCGCGAAAACACCTACGACGCATCGATTTTTGATTTTGTCGTAAGGCAAAATGAATATGAGCTTGGTGATTTGTCCGGCAAGCGTATTCTCGATGTGGGGGGTCACATTGGTTGCTTTGCATTGAAGGCATTTCGTTGCAATGCGGAAAAAATTGTTTCTTTTGAGCCCAATCAAGAGAATTACGACTTGGCAGCTTCTAATTTGAAAGAGCTAGGAGACAAGTCTGAAGTGGTTCGGGCGGCGGTCTCCAGGAGCGACAAGCAAGTGGAGGTGCGGTTTGAACCGAGTGATGATGCCGTTAATTCTGGCGGGGGTTGCAGTGTTACTGGCCTCGGAGAAGTTGTTCCTTCCATTTCTCTTGATGAGGCCATTGAAAAATATGAGCCGAATTGGATCAAGATTGATGCGGAAGGGGCGGAGTTTCCTGCTCTCTACACTTGCACCAAGCTCGATCAAATCGAAACGATCATTGGAGAATTCCACAATGGCGTGGGAACGCAAGGAATGGGGACGTTCATGTTTGAAGAAAACACGCCGGAATTTCTAGCGGATTTTAAGGGGCGTCTTTCTATGGTTGAATTGGCGAAATTGTTAAAAGAGCAAGGTTTTCGTGTGCTGTATGAATATACGGCAGGAGAACAACTTGGTCTGTTTTGGGCATCGAAGAATTTTGATGGTCTTCTAGTGGAGCCTGAATAACTTAAGATTTATTAAGTAATGAGCGCAATCAAGCCATGACTGGACGTAGAGCGAAAATTCGCAAGGTGATGAACGAATTTAAGGCCGGAACACTGAAGAGCAGTTCTGGCGAAAAGGTGACAGATCCGCGTCAAGCCATGGCAATTGCGCTTAGTGAGGCTGGTGTTTCCAAGAAAGGAAAAAGCGATGAGTATATTGCTGGCTACATTGATGAAATGATGGGGCCTGGAGAGTCACGTTGTCGTGGCTATTTGAAAAAACTGGCTGAGGATAAAAGAAAAAAGAAATGAGGGGCGATGCGGAAAGCTTCGCCCCTCCTAAGGCAGTACAAGCTGCGGCTCGTCGCGGTCTTGAGCTGCGAAAGAAGCATGGTAAGGGAGGTTTAACGACGCAGGAAGCTGGTAAGCAGGGGATTGGTAGTGGCGTGGCGCGGGCTACAAGTCTTGCTAATGGCGAGAAAGTGAGTTATGAAATTATTAAACGGATGGCAGCTTTCTTCTCTCGCCATCGAAAAAACTTTTCCGGCGGTGAAGACGATGCTGGATTTATTTCGATGATGATGTGGGGAGGCAGGGAAGGAGAAAGGTGGGCCCGCTCCATTATCAAGCGCGTTGAGGGCAAGAAAAACGATGGACTATAGGCAAGCATATTTAAGTCTCATCGCAAGAGCCAAGCAGCGCGAGGCTAAAGATTTGAACTCGGCGGAAAAATACGAATGGCATCACTATTTTCCCGTCTGCTTTTGGCAGGATAAAAAAAATAATATAAAAACTGTTCCGCTTACGCTGAGGGAACATTGGTTGGCGCACAGGCTTCTTTTCAAGATGTTTCCTTGCAAAGGAACGGCGGCGGCTCTTGTCCTTATGAGCGGGCGGGCGCCCAATATGAGTTCGCGAAAATTTGAATCTATTCGCGCCGCTGTACATGAGTACCATTGGACGAAAACGGAAGAAGGGCGTTATTTTCTTTCTGAGCAAATGAAGCGTCGCTGGGCAAACGGGGATTTCAATACTGAAAAGGCAAGACAAGCTTGGTCTGAGCGTGGTCGTAGTCTGCAAAGACAATGGAGGGAGCATGGAGGCCATCCATTGTTGTCTGACGCTGCAAGGCAAGAGTCAAGCGAACGGGCCAAGGCTCGGAACAGGGAGATGAACGCTTGGTTGAACAAAGAAAAGGGTAAGGTTGAGCGTGTTTGCGATAAGTGCGGCGTGGTCATTCGAGGGACGATGGGCAATATGAAACAACATCAAAGGGGGCGAAAGTGCCTCCCGCCAGTTGGATAAGTAAGATGATCGAGAGCCGCAAGAACAAATGATGGATGGAGTGAAAATGATGCAAGAAGAGGACGGCATTAACGTTCTTGAAGCTTGCCAGATTTTGTCTCGCAACGCCCATCGCAACACTTCCCAATGGGAGTATGTGCATAAGCATGTATTCAAGAATGGGCGGTTAGAGGAAACTCATGAGTATGTGCTGAGTGAGTACGACGCTCCTGATGAAATGTTTGAACCGGCAAAGTTTTTGCTGTTTGAAGCAATTGCGATGGCAAAGGCGTACATTATGGAAGACCTTGAAGCTCAATTAGCGTCAATTAGGGAAGAAGATGACGAGGAAGAGGACTAATCATTTCTCGTTGCATGGACAACAAAACTTGGGTAGCCCATAAGCCAAAGTACACTTAGCTGAAAGATGCCGCTAAGTGTTCTAATTTGGGCGGCATCTGGAGAGACCATGCCTCTTTCCATTCTTGATATTGTTGCTTGGTCGCAGAAAAGGATGTCGGCAATGTCTTGCTGACTTAAGCCGCAATAGATGCGTGCTTCTTTAATGCGGGAGCCAATGAGCTTTTTGGCTTCCGCATGGGACATGGACGGGGCAATCACTTTAGGAGTTTTCACGCAAAATTATGCTCGCTTGCATAAAAGATAATAACACTTATCAATCGAGCCATTAGAGTGTTGTCATGAGCACCACATCGTGTCGTTACGACTTTTCTCCTATCGAGAAGTACGAACTCACGCCCGAAGGTTATCTCCGGGTGTGGGCAAGTATTGCTCGTACCGGCATCCAGCATTACACAGATGCTGACGGTTCAATTCGGAAGGAATTCCGTCCTGAGTCGGAAGTGGCGTCTCCTGAAAGCTTGGCTTCATTTGCTGGCAAAGCAATCACCATGGAACACCCTCCTGTCCTCTTGGACAGCGAGAACACCAAAGACTATCAAATTGGCTTCACTGGATCAGAAATTGTTTATGACAACGGCTTCGTTCGTGCCGTCATGACAATCACTGACCGAGAAACAATTGATCGCGTGGTGCGTGGTGATGTTCGCGAAGTGAGTGCGGGCTATCGAGTGAATTTCGATTCAACTCCTGGCGTAACTGATAGCGGTGAGCATTACGACGGCATCCAAAAGGATATTAGTGGTAATCACGTTGCTATCGTTCGTCGAGGCCGTGCCGGCCCAGAAGTGAAGCTGCACTTGGATCGCCAAGATGCTGCGGATCCATACCTTTTCTCCAATGAGGAAGTTCAAACTATGAATGCGACAGTCGCTTTCGACGGCGCTGAGTTTGAGGTGAGTGAGAGCGTTGCTCTGGCGATCACCAAAGAACGAGAAGACGCCAAGATGTCCTACGAGGACATGAAAATGAAGTATGACAAGCTCATGCAAGAAGCAAAAGACATGGAAGAGAAAATGGCTTCCATGGAAGAGAGCATGAAGAAGAAAGAAGATTCTTCTGAAGGTCGTGCTGATGCGCTGCAAGAGCAAATTGATTCTCTGACGGCTGAGCTTGAAGAGGCCAAGAAAGTCAACATTGACAGCATTGTCGCTGACCGCTTGGCTTTGATTGAAAAAGCCAAGCCCGTGCTGGATGCTGAATATGCATTCGCCGGCAAATCTGATCGCGAAGTGATGGTTGATGCCATTAAAGCTGTTCGCGGCGACTCTGTTGAACTGGACGAGCGTTCCGACGACTATGTCCTTGCAATGTTTGACACCATTAGTGAAACGGCTAAGCGCGACGACTCCACCGAGGAGCTTCGTGAAGCTGTTGCTTCTATTGCTTCCCCGGCTTCTGCTCCTTCTTCTTACATCGAGAAGCTGCAGAACGCTTGGAAGTCCCCCCTTTCCATCTCCAAGGAGGCTAAGTAATCCATGGCCGTTACTTTCACCACTAGCGCTGGTTCTGCTGGTGGCGTTCAGTCCACTTATGCGCTGGAACTGACTGCTGCTCTTGAAGGCCAGTTTGCTGACATTGCTGACAATAACGTTGCCACTTTCGTGAACGAAACTGGTGCCGTTCTCGCTTATGGCAACCTCGCAGTGGTTAACACTGGAGGCACTGTTGGTAATTCCGCTAAGACCATTGCCGCCACTGGCGACACTGTTGTTGGCGTCAACGCTCTCACCTATGTGGACGAGACTGTTCTTGACTCCAATAGCCGTCCTGGCGTTGCCGACACTCAAGCTGCCAACATTCTGAGCAAGGGTGTGGTTGCAGTGTATGCCACCGAAGCTGTCGATCTGACTGATTCTGTGCGCGTGTATCACGCTACTAACACTGGTTCCACTGCTGGCGCTCATCCCGGTCGTTTTGCCGCCACTGCCGTTTCTGGCAAGACTGCTGTTCTTGGCGGTGCTCGTTGGGTGTCCAAGACTTCTGCTGCTGGCATTGCCCTGCTGGAGCTGAATGGCCCCGACTTCTCTCTCACTGCCGACACTTGATAGGAGGCCCCAATGAATGAATTCCGTCTTGATGATGCTGGTCTCTTTCTTGATCGCCAGCTTGAATACATCCGCCCTCAGGTTTTTGAAGTCGAATATGCCGACATCAAATACCCCACCATTCTGCCTGTGACCGCTGAAGCTGGTCCTGGCGCACAAACTTTCACCTATCGCATCATGGATGCCACGGGTGACTTCAAGCTCATTTCTGATGCTGCGGATGATCTGCCGCGTGCTGATGTGAGCCAAACCGAGAAGAGCATCAACATTCGCTCCTTCGGTGGTTCCTTTGGCTACACCGTGCAAGAACTGCGTGCAGCTCAGATGGCCAATCTTTCTCTGGAGCAACGTCGCGCTTCTGCAGTGCGTCGTGCTTATGAGGAGAAAGTGGAAAGCATTGCCATGTTTGGTGAGTCTTCCGTGAGCCTGGCTGGTTTCTTTAACAACGCTACTGTTGACGTGATTAGCGCTAACAAGTGGTTCTCCACTGCTGCTGTCACGGCTCAGGAAATGCTGGAAATCCTGAATCAAGGCGTTAGCGCCATTGTCAGTGGTTCCAACATGAAGGAACAGCCCGACACCATCCTCATGCCTTATGAGGACTACAACATTGTTTCTACCACTCGCAATTCCGATTCTTCGGACGTGACTGTGCTGGAATACTTCCTGCGGACCAATCCTTTCATCCGCAATGTAGAGCCCATCAACCAACTGGCGGCTGCCAATAGCAGCCTTGCCAAGAACCGCATGGTGGTTTACAAGCGCGATCCGCAGAAAGTGCAGCTTCACATTCCTCAGCCTCTGGAGCTTTTCCCGCCTCAACAGCGTGGTCTTGAGTTCATTGTTCCTGCCCATGCTCGTGTGGGTGGTGTTGCGCTGTACTATCCCAAGAGTGTGAAGTACATCCAGGCTCCTTGAGCCAATTAAGGAAAGGGCGGCTAAGCTTTATTTGCTGAATTTGTAATTCAACAATGCTCATTGCTTACCGCCCCGAACTTGAAAATCCGCCTCGTGAGGCCGGGTTCGGAATTATTACCGACAAGGGGCTTATTAGCCTCACCCCCGGTCTCAATCAAGAAATCCCAGACGAGCAGTGGGAGATTGCCAAGGCCAATCCTACGGTTAAGGCTCTTCTGAACATTGGGGCTATCGAAGAAATGAAAGAGCGGGTGGAAGTTGAAACCATCCCTCAGTCAATCGAAAGTCTCAGTCAGCTTCCGCTAAGCCAAGCCATTCAAGCCATCGAACTGCTTCACGATGAAGAGAAGCTAAGTGGATGGAAAAAAATTGAAGGGCGTGTGCGCGTGAGGAATGCAATCAGTCGTCGTCTTGAAGCAATTCGCACAGGAAAGGCATGACTGTCACCTACTCGGGATTTCTAGAGCGATTCCCTGAATTCAGTCCCCATCCATCGGGGATTGTCAATGGAGCTATCGAGAGCGCTAGTGCCGATGTGTCTTCTGACATTTTTGGCGATCAAACTGATAGGGCAGTGCGCTTCTTGGCTGCCCACATCATTGCAATTCAATTAGCTCAAATGGGCGTCATGATTGGTGCAACTGATGGCAAGGTTTATGGCAAAGGACTTGATGCCACTATGTATGGGCAAGAGTTCAAGCGTCTCGCTGATAGTGCTTCCAATGCATCGATGATTGGCTTTGTTGTTTAATGACCAACCCCGCGCCACCACTAGCAAATGCAACGCTGGTATTTACTGTGGCTAGCGGATATGCGGTTGATTCAGCAACTGGCAATTATGTTGAAACCACGACGGAATCAACATACTATGCGACATTGAAGCAAAGCAGGGATCCTCAATATGAACAGCGGATTGGGGCTGATGAGACTGCCATCTATATGAAAGGCCGTCTTGTCAGTCCTCTTGCCGTCTCAGGTGTAAGCGCTGGAGATGTGGCTGCCGCCACTATTGAAGGCCAGGAAGGACGTTTTGAACTTCTTCCTACAACTGAGATGACCCAGCATTATCGGCAGTTTCTAGGCACTCCCATTCATGGCTACTTTAGAGTGGTTGGAGCAGGTAGTGTCCTGAATCGTTGATTTTAGTATCCTTGCATTGATCTAATGGCCATTCAACATCCCACTCAAATCATCAAGAGTCAGGACACCATCATTCGTGTTGGTGCTCTGTCTGGCGCCACTCGTCCAGTTATCACGCCTGCAACTGCTGGCGCCCTGACTCTTCCCTCCTCTGGCGTGCCTACCAGCATGTTCTTCCTGGGAGGCGTGACCAACGCTTCCGTTTCCATCAATGATGGCGAACAGGAATACTACCTGCTTGGCAACGGCGGCTTTGCTGATAGCGTCAAAGTGACCACTCGCGCTCAAGCTTCTGTTACTTCCTATTTCCAAAAAGACTTGGATGCCGGCGGTATTGACGACACTAGCTATGACGAAGCCATGGACATTGTGCTTCGTGGTCGTAATGATCGTGACTTTGAGCTGTACACGGAAATCTACAAGCACAATGGTGGCACCACTTATGACGTGACGTGCTTTGCTGCTTCCGTGATGAACTACAGCGAAAGCTATCCTGCGGACAATCTGGTTGAAGTTACTTTCGATCTGATGAGCCGTGGTGCAGTTGGTGTGGGTCGCGCAACTGTTTCTGGCACAATCATCCCTGGCATTAACGGCGACCCCAACGCTTGATTTTATTTCTCTCAGGATCCCTATAGCCCCCGAAAGGGGGCTATTTTAGTAATATGACTATCATCGAATTGAGAGAAACGCTTGAGGAGTTGTTGTCCGACATTGTCGGCACATATACGCTCCCCAATGGCACGCAGATTGCGGCTGTGTATGTTGATGGGCGTTATGGGGTGCCTAAAGGATGGAAGGTGCGAGGATTGGAGGTGGGGATTAAGCAATATCCAGCTAGGGCCAGTCGCCCGTTAATGGGCATGGTTGAAATGAGAAAATCTTGGGAGGTGAGGCTCGCTCAATACAGCCCAGCTTCTGAGACGATGGAAGATGCGGTGGATAGGATTTTGCGTCATTTTCCAGACACTAACCTAACGGGTTTTCCGTCAAGCGATAGGGAATATCAATACGCGAGGTTGATCATTCCTGACATTGACATTGTTTTTCAATACAAACGCCCGGAGTGGACGTAAATGGCTGGTTTCATTGTTGGAGCAAAGATAATTAACCAGCAAGAGCTGGAGCGGCAATTGATTGCTGCGTTTGAGGAATGGGTGGAGGAAGATGTAAATGGCGCGTATATGGACGAGCAATTTTTAACTGACAAATGGCAGTATCCGCCTCCGTCAACATTGCGAAAAAGCGGCGAATTGGCGGGCAATCCTAGGAATATTTATGATCTTGGAGCATTGTATGAAAGCGGAAAGGATAGCTTCAAGATTCGTAGAACGGCAAACACAGTAGAGGCTTCATGGCATTGGGACGCTACAAACGCCAGTGGAGAGGAATATGCATGGTTTGTCCATGAAGGGCAAGGGCCGTATAGTCGCGCTCCGCGTCCCTGGACAGACGAAATTGCCGTTCCCTATCTCTTCTATAGCAGCGATGTGAAGAGGGCGTTAGAGGCGAATATCACGCTTAAGATGGGCAGATGAACAATTTTGACTATTTGAAGAGCGATGATGGTCGCGTCCATTTGATCAATGCCAAGAAAATTGGTGGCACCATGAATGCTGGCATCTTTTGCTCTGTGGCAATGGACCAAAATACTTGTAGAATTTCTAACGAAAATCACTCTTTCACCATTGAACTTCCAGAGGGGCTCTATTCAAAGAGCGACCGCGTGAAAGCTTTTAATGTTGACCTCGCAATTCTGAAAAATGAGTAAGTACAGTTTTCTTCTGCAGTCTGAAGAGGCTGAATATTTCGAGCTTCTGCCTACTCTTCGCCTGAAAAAGCATGGCGGATGGCTTGTTGCTGAGGCAATTGAGCAGGAGGAGATTTCTCGCACGCAAAGCCAAGCGACAATTCGCGCTGTGCAACTTGCGAAGCGCATTGCGGCAGACAAAGGAATCACGCTTGATGAAGCTTTCGCTGCATTGCAAGGAGGCGGAGGCTTTTCTGAGACTGAGCTTCTTAGTGATTTCACTGAAGAGACACTTGAAATGCTCAATAACGGCGCGTCGGTAGAAGCAAGTAACGCAAGACTTGCCACTACGTTCATTCGCACGCGAGGAGAGGGCAAGATTGACGATGAATGGCAACCAGTTTCCGACTGGTCCATTGAAGACACGAAGGGAATGGGCCGTAAGCTGATTGCAAAATTGATGGAATTTATTGCAAATGAGCAAACTCAGGAGGCTGAAGGGTCAGAAAAAAAAGGGAAGAAGACGGCAGCTTAAGCGAAGCTGAACGTCTTGAAAAAGCATCTCGACGCACGCTAAACAATTTAACTGATTGGGATGCATTGTATTTTCGGCTCAGTGCTTCCAGTTTGAGTGACCCTCGATGGCATGGCGATAATTTCGCCATGCAGCTAGTGAACGATGTAGTGGCTGCAATTAAATATCTAGAGAAGTATGAAATTACACAACATAACATTGCAAGCGTTTCCACGGCAAAACTTGCGACTGTAGTTGTGCAGGCAGTTGCCGGCAAGAAAGCCAATGTCACGGCAGATGATTTCCTGCCATTTGACACTCGCAAGATGAAGAAAGATTCTGGCGTGTCGGAGAAGAGCTTGCAAACGCTTAAGCGTCTCATGCGTACGACCAAGTTAGATCCTCGACTTATTAGTACATTGGCGGCAGAAATCAAAATGGCATCAATGCGCGAAGATGAATAGCGCTAAACTATCTAATATCGGTCTTATGGTGAAGAATGGCCGCTGAGCTTAGGCTAAACGTTGCCCTTGATCTCCAGTATTTCAAGGCGCAACTTCCAAAACTTAGTCGAGCCGCTGCAGGCTTTCACTTGCCGATCAAGGTTCGGTTTGATGAAAGGCAGTTACGAAAAGAACTAAACAGAATTACTGGTCGACGTGAATTTCGCATCAATCTCAATGATGCGTCGATCAAGAGCGCAATTGATAATGTTAAAACTCTCAAGAGAGAGCTTGAAGGGCTACAGGTAAAGTCCCAGAGGGCAACTGCAGCGGCTGCGCCAATCGGGACAAAGCAGCTTTCTAGAACTAGAAGTAAAGGCGGGTTTAATCTCGATGAACTTCAAGCTTTGTACCAACAGGCCGCTATTCAGGGGCTTGAAGGGTTCAAGAAAGGCGTCAAGCTTAGGCGAGATGAAATTGTTCCTCAGATAGGAGGATTGACAAAGGACGTTGTCAAAGGGTTAGTTGAAGGATTAAAGAAAGGACAAGGTCAAGTTGGGTCGGCTTCAGAGAATCTTGCCCAGGAGCTGATCGACAGCATGGGTGCTCGATTGGAGTTGGCTTCTCCGTCGAAGAGGTTGATGAGAATGGGCCGTGACGCGGCCAAAGGTTTTGAAATTGGAATTGCAAAGGGTTTAGAAAAGGCTCAACAGGTAGCAGTAGCAAAACTTGCTGCGATGCTGATCGCCATGCAGCAAAAGGCTGCAGGTTTTGGTTTTGGGGCAGCTTCGGCGCAGGTACTTCCCTCAGGTGGCAGGGTTGCTCCTCCTGCTGGCATGTTGACTGGTCGAAGCGGTCGACTGATCAAAACTCCAGTAGCTGGAAATCTTGGCAGAGTTGCTGGAGTCTTCCCGCAAGTAGGGGCCACTGTTGGGCAAGCGGGCCTTGGGACCTTCCGCTTTGCACCTCGACAATTGCCAGGGGCACGATCACCTTTGGCATTGCCCAGCAGAGAGATGCTGGAAGCTGGGCGAACAATGAAGCAGTTTGCTCAAACTGCGGCTCAAGCAAACGATCTCATCAGGCGGAAGCTGGCAAACGCCGAACGAACTGCTTCCCAAGGAAGGCATTTCTCGGATGTGCCGAGTGGCAGGGGAGGTTTTCCAGCCCTCCCTCCTGCCGGTGGAAGCGGTGGTGGCGGTAGTGGCGGTGGTGGCGGGCCATCCACTCAATTGCCGCCCGGTTATTTTACAGGCGGCAAGATTCAGCAAGCGTTGAAAGGAGCAGATCAATACCTCAAGCAATCGCGAGTGCCATTAACTGGTGCTATTCAAGAACTTGGCGGAGAATTTGGCAATGCAGCGAAGCAAGTGTTACTGTTTGGCACGGCATATAAGGCACTTGCTTTTATCATCGATCTTCCCAATCAAGCATTAGCGGCTGCCACTTCTCTTCAAACTTTTAACAATCAATTATTAGCTGTCACTGGTAGCACTGGTGCCGCTAATCAAGCATTTGGCTTTGTCGATAGCCTCGCAGAACGTTTTAACGTGCCTCTTGAAAGCGCACGTCAAGGCTTTGTACGACTTTACGCCTCCATGGAACCGGCTGGTTTTGCGCCGGATCAAATTGAGGGTCTTTTTACTGGCATTTCTAAAGCGGCGGCAACATTTGGTTTGAGTGCTGATCAAGTGGATCGAGTGACTTATGCCTTCTCTCAAATGGCCAGTAAAGGCCAGGCGATGAGTGAAGAGCTTAAGGGGCAGTTGGGTGATGTGTTGCCTGGTTCTCTTGCATTGTTTGCTCGTGCCGCTCAAATGAGCATTCCTGAATTCACAGAAGCCCTTGAGGATGGCGCCTTTAAGGGAGAAGCATTTCAGGCATTGCTTCGTAATGTCGCGAAGCTTATGAACACTGAATTTGCAGGAGGAGCCGCAGGGGCTGCAGATACATTGCAAGGTCGCATGAATGACTTGAGTAATTCTGTGACGAAGATGTATGAAAGTTTTGAGCCATTGGTTGGATTGATTTCAGCGCAAGTATTTCCTCAACTTTCTGAGATTATTGGCGATGCAACTGAGGCAGTTCAAGCATTTGTTGGTGGTATTCAAGGGGCGGAAGATCCAGCAGCACAGTTAAGCTCTCGTGGATTGGCCATTTATGAAGCGTTGCGTCAGGTGGCTGATATTGGACAGTCATTGCAAGGAATCATCTCTGCATTGGCCCCCACTTTTGGCGCATTAGGGCAAATGATACTTGGGACTGTGCAGGCCGTTGCTCAGTTGTTGAATACAAAAGCGGGGCAATGGTTGGCCAAATTTGCATTGCAAGTAGCGGCTGCAACAGCGGCCCTCCAATTAATGGCTCGCGTTGGATTGTTTAATGCCGTTGCAGGACTTATCAGGTTTGTGACTAACATTCGTGGCTCAATTGCTGCATTGAAAGTCATGATTACAACAACGCGAATTGCCAAAATTGCCCTTGGAGGTCTCTTCGCTGCTGGTATTATGATCGGCCTTGAAGCGCTGGCTGGAAAACTAACAAATGTGGGCAGTGCAGCAAGAGATGCGGCTGCTGAAACCAGGAGGTTAAGTGATGAGCTTGACGCAGCAATTTCGGCTGGAAATGTAGAAATACCTCGAATGGAGTATCAAGCAGCCGAAAACCAAGCGCAAAGCTTGAAAAAAGCAATCGGCGTGCTTGAGAAAATTGGACCGCGCGGAGGTGGCCAAATATCAGAAGAGGAATATAACGTCCTCCAGAGAACAGGACTAGCTTCTGGCATCACCCGTGGCCCCACTGGAGCTACGAGTGCATTGCGGGGGCAAGTAGACCAAAGCTTAAAGGCCGCTAGAGCTGGGTATGTGTCGGCCTTGAACGCCGCTGGAAAGGCCAAAGAAGCTTGGGATGCCGCCACACAGGTGTACCAAAACAATCAAAGACAGCAAGTAGGGCTGGAGGCAATTGACTTGTCCGGAGGAACAGAGACAGGTGCCAGGAAAGCAGGCAAGGAGTTGAGCGATTACGACCGCGACCTTCAACAGTTTTACGACAACCAGTTAAAAATAAGAACAGCGGCAATTGAAGCGGACATGAGTTTGCTTCGCAGAGAAAAAGAATTGCTTATCGCAAGAGAGAAATTCAGAGCAGATGAACTGAAGGCAGAGGCTCAGCATACAAGAGACTTGTCGAAATTAGAGAGCATCAAGCCAGCTCAAAGACAACAGGCAAAACTTGACCTAGAAATCAAAAAAGAACAACGTCTTCAAATTGCTCAAGCTGATTATGGAAAAGTTGTGCTGGAGCCAATTATCAAGGCGGCTGAAGACGAGGCTGAAGCCAAGGAGAAACTAAGAGAGCAGATCAAGCTTCTCACCGAAGGGCGGGAAGAATTAACTGCCGTTGAAAAAGTTAACATCTCAATCACAAAAGCACTGCAAGGTCTTGATAAAGATGTTATTGCTCAAATTCAAGACAGGGTGGACAAGTTAAGAAAGGAGGCGGCAGCGACTGACACCTTAAGGCAACAGGTAACAAAGCTGACAGAAGCGCAAAAATTGCGTAAACAAGCGGAAGAAACTAAAACCTCACTACAAAATCGTCTTTCAATGGCGCGTGCGTTTACTCCGGGGCAAGAAATCCGCGAACGTTTCCGCCAGGAAGGATTCACTCCTGCACAAATAGAGGAATACGCTCGCATGGAGGAGGCTGCTTTGATGCTGGAAGATTTGAAGGGAGCGGCAAATGGCGTGAGGGAAGCTTTTGCTGAAGTGTTCAGCGAAATGATCACGGGATCCGCATCGGCACAGGAATCGCTGGGACGAGCTTTTTCGAGCATTGGTAAATCATTTGCGGACATGGCGGCAAAGCTTGTAACGCAATGGCTCTTTATAAAAGCTGTTGGATTGGTCGGGAGCTTGTTTGGTGGCGGAGCGGCACCGGCTCTTCGGTCTTCTGGAGGTGCAACCATGACCGCCGGTCAAGCCACTCAAGCGGGCTTTGGAATGGGAGCATCCCTAGCGAAAGGTTTTGCCACTGGCGGCGTCGTCACAGGCCCCACGTTGGGCCTTATTGGCGAAGGACGCTTCAATGAAGCCGTTGTCCCCCTCCCTAATGGCAAGTCCATTCCAGTGGATCTCGGTAAAAATGCTGCTGGCAATGTTTCCACCAACATTGTTGTCAATGTGAATAACGGCCAAACATCATCTCGTGTGAGTGGCGGTCAAGGAAATCAATTGGCGAAAAACCTAGAAGGAGCCGTAAAAGAAGTTATCATGCGGGAAACACGTCCTGGCGGCATAATCTATTCTTCTCGATAATCATGGCACAACCCACTCTATTCACTGGCACCGACGCTGATCAAATTTTTGAATATGGTACAACGCGAGTTAGAGGGCGTCGCCTGCGTCGTTTTCGATTGGGCGATGGCTACGAACAAGTGACGCCAGATGGCATTCGCTCTGGGTTTAGGAAATATGATCTACGCACTCGCCCCTTGACCGACTTGGAAGCGCAGGTTTACGATGATTTTTTTCATGATTTACAGGGGGATTTCTTTTATGCACAATTTCCTCAGGATGATAATATTTTCAAATATCGTTTAGATCCAAATGAATGGTCTTGGGAGCGCATTGGAGAAAATGCCAATATCATCACATTTTCCGTGCGAAGCATTGCTGATTATCGATCATGACCATTGAAAACGATGTGCAACAAACATGGCATGATGCCATCGTTGAAATGTATGAGCTTGATATTTCCACCATTGTTAGTGGTGGTGATACGAGCTTTTACTTCACTGCAGAAACAATGCGTGATGATACGAAAATTCAATGGAGACGGTCTGATTCTGATGCATCATTAGTCACTTATGAGCCATTGCCCATTCAAGCTACAGGGTTTGACAAAACAACAAAAGGACAAATCCCCACGCCAGAACTCACTGTTTCCAACATTTTTGGCACGTTCTCTGAAGTGATTGACGATTTAGACGATTTGGTGGGAGCAAAAGTGTATCGTCGGCGCACTTTGTACAAGTATTTGCCAGGGGGAGGAGCCACTAATCTTAATAGCTATTTTCCAACTGATTTATTTTATATTGAGCGCAAAACAGCAGAAACAAATTTGTATGTAACGTTTCAACTTGCGAGTCCGATTGACCTTGAGGGGCTAAGGCTTCCGAAACGTGTTATCACTCAAAATTATTGCGTGTGGAAATATCGCGGAGCTGAATGTGGCTATACGGGAGGACCAGTGGCGGATGCGTTTGATCGCCCCACTTCAGACCCTAATGTTGATCAATGTGGAAAGCAAGTGAGTAGTTGTCGTTTAAGATTTTCTGGACAGTTGCCATTTGGTGGATTCCCTGGCGCTAATTTAACGCGATGAAATCTTCGTCTCCTATTTCTTCTGCATTGCTTCAACGTGTTGCCGCCGATTGTCTTAAGCGGCAGCCCGAGGAAGCATGTGGCTTTATTACTAATGATGATGACGTGGTGCCATGCAAGAATGCCCATTCTTCTCCATTGTCCAATTTCGCCATCGCTGCAGAGGATTATGTTCGCGCAGATGAACATAAAGGCATCAAGGCAGTTTACCATTCCCACGTGGATGCACCATGCAAATTTTCAATGCATGATGTGAAAGCATGCAAGCAAAGTAATTTGCCGTGGCTGATTTATCACACACCATCTGGTAATCACGTTTATGCTGATCCTCGCGGAACGGCGCCCCTTGTAGGGCGCCAATGGAGCTATGGAATTCATGATTGCTATGGCTTGATGCGCGATTTCTATTTGCAGGAATTTGGCATTGTGCTAGATGATTTTGAGCGAGGAGAGGAACTGGAATGGGAGAGGGGAGGATGGTCAATGTTTGCTGACAATTGGCAGGCGCAAGGATTTTACGAAATAGAAAAGCCAGAACGGAAAGGCGATGTGGCATTCATGCAAATTGACGCATCATCAATCAATCATGCTGGCATTTTTGCAGGCAACTCTAATTTGTTTTATCATCATCTAATGGGACGCCTTTCTGAGCTTAGTGTTTGGGGGAGTTTCTGGAAGAAAGCCACGGTAAAATTTATCAGACATAAAGAGGTCGATTGAGATGGCGGAGCGTTGCGTAGAGGTGAAGATTTTGGGAGAGCTTGGCCGAAAATTTGGCCGTTCGTATAAGTTCTATGTGAATAGCCCAAAAGATGTCATTTCAGCATTGTCTCGTCAGATTAAGGGCTTTAAGGAATATCTAATCCATGCTCATGAAAATGGTATTGGCTTCAAGCTTATCACTAATGACGTGGAGGGTATTGACTATCAAGAGCTTGGCTTGGTTTGTGAACAATTGATTATTGCTCCGATTGTTTCTGGGGCGGGATCTAATGTTGGGCGCATTTTGGTGGGAGTTGCTTTGGTTGCATTGTCATTTGTAAGTTTTGGTTCTAGTGCATTATTTGCTGGTGCCTTCACTGCTGGTGCCACTGGAAGTAGTTTGCTTTTCACATTGGGCGCAAGTTTGATTTTCACAGGACTATCTGCGTTATTGACGCCTCCAGTTGCAACGCCCAAAACCGAATCGGAACGTAGTGAAAGTTTTTTATTTGATCGCGCTGCAGAGCTTACCACGCAAGGATTTCCAGTGCCAGTGCTTTATGGTGAATTTTTGGCACAATCTCCATTGGTTGTTTCTTCTTCAATTAGCACTGAACAGATTCCCGTGTGATCAATGATTGATGAAGACAAGCTAATTCTTAGTGGCGCCGGCGGCGGCGGAGGCGGCGGCGGAAGTAGTGATGGTCCTGAAGTGGAGGACGACACTCTACGCAGTAGAGCCACGGCAAACGTTGTAGCGGCATTATGCGAAGGGCCAATTGAAGGCTTTGCTGAATCGGCCCCTAGGAGTATTTTCTTGAATGATACGCCCTTGCAAGATAATGCTGGTCGTAGTAATTTTGGGGACAATGTTGAATATGAATTTAGGCAAGGCGATATCAATCAAAGCGCTCTTGGGGGATTTGGCGACGTAAGGATTGAACAATCTGTTGGCACTCAATTAAGACGATCTGCTGGTCCCATTAGCGTGACGACGACAAGCAGTGATCTTGACAGGGTGATCGTCCGCATGGGCGTTGCTGCATTGTACTGGATTCAGGAAGATGGCGATAGGCGAGCTTACGACGTGGACTTTCAGATTGACATTTTGGACAAAAATGGCAATCAAATTGTAAGTGCAAGGAGAGAGATTAGCGGCAAATCTAGCAGTCCAGTTGATTTTGAATATGAATTTGGATTGTCTGGAGAGGGACCATGGACAGTGCGTGTTGACAGACTATCTCTTGACCCTGATGACCCCGCATTTACAGGCGGGGCAGTGCGAGTGAATGAACTGTATTACAAAGCTGTTGTTGGTATTATCAGCAAGGGATTCAAATATCCTGGCACTGCATTGATTGGGCTTAAGTTTCGCTCCGAAGGCTTTAGTTCTATTCCGCGAGTGAGTGCCTTGTTGAAGGGGCTAAAGATTAAAGTGCCAAATAATTACAACACAAGGGATCGCACTTATTCAGGCATTTGGAACGGAGGATTCAAGACTGAATATAGCAATAATCCCGCATGGGTTTTTTATGATTTAATCACAGATGATCGATATGGTTGTGGAGATTTTATCAATGAGTCTGACATTGATAAATTCGCTTTATATGAAGTGGGGCAGTATTGCGATGAGACAGTGAGTGATGGCAGAGGCGGGACGGAGCCTCGTTTTGTGTTTAATGGCTATATCAACAACAGGGGAGAAGCTTATGAAGTGTTGAATTCACTTGCGGCTGCATTTAGAGGAATGTTGTACTATGCAAATGGTGCAATTGTTCCCACGCAAGACAAGCCTGGCTTTGTTGTCAAGCATTTCAATCCTTCTAATGTTATTCAAGAAGAAAATGAGCAAGGGGAAATAACTGCGCCTCCTTTTGTCTATGAGGGCACTGGGCGGAAGGCAAGGAAGACAATTGCTTTGGTCTCATGGAATGATCCTGATGATTTGTATAAAACCAAAATTGAATATGTGGAAGACAGGCAAGCAATTGATCAATATGGCTACAGAGAAACTGAGGTGAGGGGTTTTGGCTGCACTTCTCGCGGGCAAGCGCAAAGGCTTGGGCGGTGGATATTGGCTACCAACCTCACAGAAAAAGAGACAGTGAGCTTCAAAACCACCGCTCAAGGGCTGTTTTTGCTTCCCGGTGAATTGATTGAAATTGCGGATCCAGGGAAGACGCCTGGAATTGCTGCTGGCATTGTCGTAGCTGGTTCATCATCAACAAGAATCGCTCTTGATCGAGCGGTGACGCTTAATAGCGGCATCGCCTATCGATTGCAAGTTGTGTTTCCTGATCAAAATTATGGCACTGACGTGGTGACTGGCGCTGGCACTCACACGGTCATTGATGTTGCATCGGGATTTCCTTCAGCTCCTGCGGAGGGAACAACTTGGCTTTTGCGTCCAACATCGGCGCAACGCAGGAAATATCGAGTGATTGGTCTGAACGAAAACGAAGACAACACTGTGACTGTTGTCGCTACAGAGCACAATGAAGACAAATATAGTCTTGTTGAAAATTCCACTTATTTTACGGCTTCGGTGTCTTCAGTGGCTCGTACTAGAGTGATTCCAGTGGTCACACCTTCCTCCATTGTTCTCACTACCACGTAATGGCAAGAGTTGAAGCGTCGTGGACATTCCCGCGATATGCGCCCTATTCCATCTTGAACGTTGTAGCTCCTTTAGTAGCTTGGGTGGATCCCATCAACCATCCATTGGTGCGAGAATTTCGCGTGCAATTGCTTAATGTAGATGAAGGTGTTTTTCGTGACATTGGACGCACTCAACTAACTTACATCCAAATCCCATCAGACAACTACGATCTGCAATCGTCGTATAAAATACGCATAGCGACAGTTGCAACTGACGGCAGCGAATCACCATTTGTCGAGGGAGATGCTTTTATCGCATCGCCTTTGAGATTTGATTTTTCCTCTGATCCGCTAGTAAAGCTGCCTGATGGTCGTTCTTTGCAAACACAACGACTTTTGTTTCTTCTTTTTTAATCCATGGCACTTTTTGGACTTGATGCTGCTGGCAATTCTGCTTATGTGCAGGCGACTGGCGCTGGCACAACGGGCGATCCGTATGTGATGCAGCATGATCTATTGACGGCAGACATTAAGAGCGCATTTGTCGCAACGACAAGCGGAGCGGATGTTGTGAGTGGTGTTAGCAGCAGGAAGCTGCGAGTGATGAATTTGGTGATCACTGCCACGTCTGGCTGTACGGTGCAATTCCAAAGCGGAGCCGCCACTGATCTTACGCCTGCATTCCCCATTCCAGCGTCGGGAAGTTTGGTGCTGTCTCATCCACTTGGCTTGTTTGAAACTGCTAGTGGCGAGAAGCTCAACACTGTTGTGAGTAGTGGAGCTGATTATCAAGTGATGGTTAGCTATCGGGAGGTTTGACCATGACAAGAATTACTGGACTATTGACCAATGCTGACGGTCCAATCAATGGCAGGCTTTATTGCAAACCATCTCGTCAATTTTTGGGCGCTCCAGCCAAGGGATTCTCGTTCCTCATTGCCAATGGAGTGATTGATATTAAGCTGCCTTCCAATCCGCCTGGCACATGTTGGATGGCGGGGTGGTGCGATAAGTTTCAGACGAAGGCTGTTGAATATACGGAACGTTGGATTGTGCCATGGACGCAGGAAGTTGATATTGATGAACTGAGGAGCGGAGCACTGTCTGGAGGGACAAGAGCGCGACGCACGGAAACGCTTGACAACACGCTGTGGAAGGTGGAGGCTCAGCAAGCCAAAGAAGAGAAAAGCGAGCTTGAAAAAGAGAATGCTCGTCTGTTGCAACGCCTGACGGCAGCGGAAAGCAGGGCGATGGCATCTGCAGGGAAAGTGGCTTCATTGGATGCGGAGCTGCGTCGCATGCAGCGAAAGTCAGTCGAGGCTGAATTGCCGGAAGTGCAAGAAAAGATTATTGAAAAGCAAGTGTTGCCTGATGACATGCGTCAAATGCTTTCTGATGTGAGGCGTCAAATAATTGTCCTTCAAGATGAAAACAAGCAACTAAAAGAACAAGCAGAAGCTGGTATTTCGGCATCGACACACTTGTCAAACTTGCAAGCAGAAGTGGATCGTCTTAGAATTGAAAAGCAACATCTTCTTAATCGCATTGAAGAGTTGAAACAACCTCGACGTTCCACTTCATCGTTGCGTCGTGAAATGATTGCCAATTTGGACAAGCTAATTGAAGGCTAATGGAAAGCATCAACTTAACAGTACGAGAGGGGGACAGTTTTGATGAGCTGTATCTTGCTTTCCAAAAGCCTATTGGCACTCCTCGTGACTTTACCAGTTCTGAACTGGTAGCGCAAATCAAAGACACTTTTGCCGCATCGACAGTCGTTGGTTCGTTTGGCATTACGAAGCTTGCCACTCCAGGCCATCTAAAACTTGCTTTAACCTCATCTCAAACTGAAGCACTTGCAAGGAATATTGGACTTGGCTACACAGAGCGAGGGCTTAGCTATGACGTGGGTCGCCAAGCAGCAGATCCCATTGATGCGTCTGCAGTTTTTCTGTGGGATTTGAAAGAGCTTTTCTACATTCCAGAGGGCAGTGGTATTGCATCAATCACGTCTGGGACGGTAATTGATGCTGCATTGTCACAATATCGTATTAGAGTAACAACAAGCGGAAGGCACAATTTATCGTCACAAGACATTGTTCGCATCGCCAACACTTCTGTTAGTGGCTACAATCAAACCTATGCAACAAACACTCTGAGCATTGTTTCAGAAACTGTGTTTGAAATTGTGCCTGGCGGTGGTGGCACTCCCAATTACAGTTCCACGGCCTCTGGCGGTACGTTGAATGTGCTAAAGGAGGATACGATTGTATTGGGCACTCTACAAGTCAAGCCTCGCATTACATCCATCTAAAGAATCATGCCTGACATTGAAGAAGGAAAACAGGTAGTAACAGTTGGCCGTTCAGAGCCTCTTGCTGCTGGTCAGGCAACGATGGCAAATTCGCTGCCAGTTGTCATTGCCAGTGATCAAACGCCGGTTCCCATCCTTGATAATTTGAGCGCACCTAGTGAGGTGCATGATGATCTGCTTGGCAATCCACGAGTGCAAAGCAGTCTGCAGCTTTGGGACTCCACAAACATCCTTGCCATCGATCCGAAGGCTTGGAAGACCACTGCAGATGATACTGGCACTCCTGATTATTCAACAGTGACGCACTTGCCGCTAGAGAGTGGCGCACAGTTGCTGGTTAATACAAATGCCACGAATGGCACTGTGGCTCAAATGCAGAGCCGTTTGGTGTTTCCGTATCAGACTGGCCGTATCACTGATGTGAGCTTTGGCGTGTCTATGCTTAAGGACACCAATGCGACGATTGAATTTGGCATTTGGGACGACAAGAACGGTTATATCATCCGCGTGATTGGCAATGATTTGTTCTTTGTTCGCCGCACAAATTCTGGAGAGAGCCCTCAGAATCATGGGGCGCCTGTAGGATCTACTGACTTCACTGTTAATGATCCGACAAGCTTGTACAACGGCTATCGGTATAAAGTGCTGGATGGCGATCCTTCCGTTATGGAAGAGATTGTTGCACGCAGCGTGTTTAACGGAGACAAGCTTGATGGAGTGAGCCCTAGTGTTCACACGCTGAGCTTGTCCAATGTGACAATGTTCCGCATTCAAATGGGCTGGTATGGCGGCTCTGCGGCTCGTCTGATGGCTTATGTGCCTGTAGATGAAAACCTCCCGGCAGGGGATGTCGCGAAACAAGCCCGTTGGGTGACCATTCATCAGCTCAACACTTGTGATCGTCTGCCATTCCCAAGCCTTGGCAACCCCAATCTTCCGCTTACTTTTAAGGTGAGCAAAACAGGAAATCTGCCTCAAGCAGTGTTCCTTAAGATTTATGGCACCAAAGCGGAGATTGATGGTGGCGATGCAAGCAAGTATGACATCTTTTCGCAACCTGGTTCTGCCGCATCGATTGACCCTGGGACGGTTCGTCCTTTGTTGAGCATTCGATGCAAAGAAAATATTACCAATGCGGACGGCAATAGCAAGACCAACATCATGCGTGTTGTGCCGTTGATGCTTAATTTTTCTAGTGAGTATCGAGCGAAGTTTTCGTTAATCAAAAATCCTTCTGCATTGTCAATTAGTGGCGCGACTGTAGATCCATCTACCGACACGTCGAATTTTACTAGCACCGCGCAACTGTCTGCCATTGAATACAACACTACTGCGACGGGAGTGACTGGTGGCGATACTGTTGCCACCTTCTTCGCTGGTGATGATGATGGTCAAAACATTGTGCTGCAGGAAATTTTCCGTTACAACCGCGAGTTTCTCACTCGTCCGATTTCCAATTCGGGAGGTACTGCCGGCGACATTTTGACGCTGACAGTAGAAAGCGTTGCTGATAGTGGCAACACTGTTAATGGCTCCCTCACGTGGGGCGAACGCTGATTGAAGAATGGCTTATTACCAACTTCCGCATGAAGTAGGACAAAAAGAGGTTGTTGTTGCTAGTGGCGCCAATCAAGGCGCCACGCTGCAAGAGGCGGGAGATTTTCCTGTTGGGCAAGCGTTGTCTGCGAGTGGCATGCCAATTGTGGTGCCGTACAAAGGCGCCTATATGCCTATTGTCATCCACAAGGAAAAGCCGTCAGAAATTAGAACTGACATTCTCAACAATCCTCGTGCTGAAAAAGCATTAAGTCTGTTTAATTACACGGACGACTACGCCTATCGAGAGGACATTTATATTGCAGAAGTTCAAGGGCTAAATGAAAGTGGAGAGGGTGGTGAAGAAAGTGCCAAATGGGCGCAACTAGAGAATGTTGGCATTGATTATTCGCCTATTCCTACTGGCTACATTCGGCATGACTTTAATCGGCAAGCAGTGAAGATTGAGCTTGCCAAATCCGAAGGTGGATTCCAGCGTGTTCGCATTGCCACTAGAAAGCGTTTCCGGTATCAGACTGGTCGCGTTATGCGAGCTTCTGTTTGTTTGCAGATGAGCTTGGCAGATTTGCCGGCATGCGAAAAGACATGGGGGATTGGCGATGCTCAAGATGGTTTCTTTTTCCGCATTCAAGCCGATGGTGAGGGAGATAATTTTAGGCTTGTACATCGACGAGCATCTGGCAACGGTCTCGTTAAGGAAGTTTTGGTGCCAAGGAGCGAATTCAATGGCGACAAGCTAGACGGCACCGGCAGTTCCGCTGCGACGATTGATTTCACGCAGAACTGCATGTATCTAGTGGAATGGGGCTGGTATGGCGCTTCTTCCGCAAGGTTCTATGCATTTGTAGTGGATGAGGCGACTGACACTCCTATCACGCTTCAGAGGGTGCCTCGTGGTCGTTGGGTGTTGATGCACGAGATGCTCATCCCGGACAGTCTTGATGCTCCAAGCCTTGGCACTCCAGTGCTTCCATTTACCATTGAAATTACCAATACTGGCTATCTTGTTGAGCCGCAATTTGTTGTTAAATATGGCTTGAGCTTGCAAGTTGATGGTGGCGAAACAGAAAAAGCTGAAATTTATGGAGCAGATCTTACGGCTGGTCGTGACATTGGCCCAGTTTTGAACGGATCAGAAGCTGCACATTTGTCGCCAGTATTTGCCATTCGTTCCAAAAATTTTGCTGATAATAACATTCTTAACACTCAACAAGGGCTGCCAAAGGCTCTAAACATTTTGGCAAACAATGCAACAGAAATTGTCGTGTTGCGTGATCCAACGTTCGGTTCTACGACAGAAAATATTGGCCACATTAACGGCACGTTACCATCTGACGACGAGGGTGGGTATGGACTAGCGGAAGCCTTACTGCTTGGTCCAAATGGAAACAATCCTGATTTGCAGCTTACCACTGAAGAGCCAGAAGAGATTCCACTTGCCATTGCAGATTCCTATGTCCTCACCGACATGGGCACTCTTGAAGGCAATTTTATCCTCAAAAAGACTGTCAACGGGAAAGCTCTAAGCACATTTTTTGTCCCTGCAAACAAACCCGTCAGTATTGATATGACCAAGATTTATGACTTGGTCAGGGAGTCAATCACCACTGAATACGATAGTAAGTTTGATTTTCCAGTTAACAATCAAAACATTGAAATTGCCAGCATTGATGGCAGTGGCGTGTTGACAACTAGCAGAAAGCACACTTTTGAGCCTGGTTTTCGTTTTGTCATTGGCACTCGCACTTTTTATGTGCTGTCCGCTCCATCAAACACCACTTTGACATTGAGCGAAACTTTGAATGGAAGTTTATACAATGACTATACAGCCGATGGCATTGAGGCTCCTTTCTATGGCACGGGATATTACGATTTAATCATTTCCAATGCAGTTGCCAGTAGAGCGCGTCCAATTGATCAAGGAATTGTTGTTTTTGCTGCTCGTCGCGTGACGGACTCTTTGTTGTCATTATCATTAGAAGAAAAAGATGCTGAATGGATGAGAGCATACAATTGCGAGACAACTAACAGCTATGATGTGATAAGTCCAGCGCCTGAGATTCGGGCGTTCCTTAACTACGGACTGCGTTAAACATGGCGGACGGAAGTTCTATTGTCAATCTGACAGCCAGTGGCCTCCCCACTGAACTAGAGGATCGCGCCTATTCTTTTTGTTTAGGCACGCAAATTCTTCAAAATCCTACACAGGACCCTCGCATTGGCACTTTGTCATTCAAGGTGTCTCCTGACATGTTTGACGTGGCCGTTAGTGGGGACACAGTTGGAACTACAGCCATTGGTCTTGCGACCAGTACCAACATTTCTAGCGTTTCCACGTGGAGCGCAGCTCAAGAAATCCAAGATGATGGTGGCACTTATGGCGTGTATGCCGTAAGCGTTGCTGAGAAGCAAGGAAATGGCGGCGTTGTCAACGTTGCTGCTGCTGGTCAATCAATTGCGACAGTTGTCAAAAACCGCACTGCAAGTGGCGCCAGTATTGCTGCCAATACCTTTGATTCCACTTCGCATGGTTATGCGGCTGGCGATGCTGTGGTGATTGTAAGCGGAGACGCTCCTAGTCCTTTAGAGCTGAATCGCACTTACTACGTCATTCCGTCTGGCGCTAATCAGTTTCTTCTTGCGACCAGTAGAGCCAATGCTATTGCAGGAGTGGGCAATGAGGTGGACATCACCACAAGTGAAGGCCCCATCTATCTTGAAAGTGATGATGTGTTTGAGATTAAGCGCGATGGAGACACTGGCTCCGTCACCGTGTCGCGTAATGCTGTAAACATTCACACTTTTTCTAGCACAACACTTGCTACATTGCGTCCTTTCTTTTGGTCAAGAGAGAGCAGCAATAGCGCTACAATTCCTGTATTCAAAGCGATCAAGGTTAGCGGAGCTTCTTAATCCATGGCACAAAACAGACTGATTACTGACCTTGTTTCGCTGGTCACTCCCAACAATGACGACGTGTTTGTCATTGTTGACAATACAACCAACCCCTCGCTGTCTGTCACGAAGCAAATCTCCTATGCCAATTTGAAGGAAAGTTTGCAAGACATGATTGACTTGCTGGTGTCGGGAGGCACTGGTATCAATGCAAGTTATGACGATTCAGGAAATACGCTGACAATCTCGGTGATTGCTGATAGCACCATTCAGCAAACAATTATTTCGTCTGGATCTGGCGCCGGCAATATCGGAACACGTCGAGAGCTTAATTTCATCCCTGGCGCATCGATCACTCTTAGCGGAGTGGACAATCCGTCTGGCAATCGCGTGGATTTGACGGTCAATACAACGGCAGTGTCTACGGGCGTGAATTTGTCGGCTAGCGGCACTTCCTATGGCGTCTTGGGAGCCGTTTCCGATGCGGGAGATGGCACTCAAAATTTGCAATTCCGTCCGCTGAAAGCTGGTAGTTCTAAGACGACAATTGCTCTGGATGATTCTGGCAATTCGTTGTCAATTGATGTTGACCCGAGCGAGATTAGCATCAACGATCTTTCCATCACCGCTCCTCTTGCATTGGCTCGTGGTGGAACAAATTCCACCACTGCATCTGGCGCTCGTGCAAACCTAGGCGCTGCAAAAGCTGGCGTCAATAGTGACATCACTGCAATTAGTGGCTTGACCACAGCATTGTCCATCAGTCAGGGTGGCACTGCAGGCACTACGTCACAAGATGCACTGCAAAACCTTGGCGGCTTGAAATATGTTGCTGACGTTGCAACTGTTGGCGAAAGTCTAGTTGTTAATCAAAGCACTCTCGTCGGCAACGAATATCGTAGTGAACTGAAGGGGATTCGCCCAGCAACAAACAAAATTGCAGTTTCGACAATTTCTAATGACGTTGCCATTGACGTCAATGCAGACAATGTGTTGAATGCAGCAACTAATAACATCAACTTTAATGCTGTTCGTCTGACCAACGTTGGCTCTCCGGTCTCTTCAAACGATGTAGCAACAAAAGCTTATACGGACAGCGTTGCTCAGGGTTTGGTTGTTAAAGAGGCTGTATTGGCTGCCACGACTGGCAATCTCACTGGCACTTATGACAATGTTGGCCAGACATTGACACTTGGCTCGACTGGTGCCATTTCCATTGATGGCATTGCAGTTACAACTAGCGGTGAGCGATTCTTGATTAAGGACCAAAGCACTGGTTCGGAAAATGGCATTTATGACGTGACGACAGTTGGTGCTTCTGGAGTGGCGGCTGTCTTCACGCGATCTGCTGATTTCAATACTGGGGCTGAAGCTGAAGCTGGCTCATTCTGTTTTGTGCTTAGTGGTAGCACAAACGGAAGCAAGCAGTTTGTGCAAACCGTTCAAAATCCCACGCTTGATAGTACGGCATTGGTGTTTACCACTTTGGTGGACACAAGCATTGCAGACGATGCAGTGGATAATGCCAAACTTGCCAATATGGACGCATTGTCCATTAAGGGCGCCATTAGTAGTGGCAATCCGCAGGATCTTACTGCCGATGAAGTGATCACTGTTATTAACAGTGGTGGCACAAGTCAGTTCGATGCGGCAAGAGTGGATCTGACGGGAGTGGCGGCCCTTACGGGCGCCACTTTCACTGGTCCGGTGGAAGCAACTTCATTGACTGCTAATAGTAATGCAGGACTGGAATTCAAATCATCTGCCTCTAACTTTATTATTCAAGGTGGCAACGCGGCTGGAAATGGTCTTAGGTTTTATGATATTGGAAATAGCACCGAGCGCCTGCGTATCGACAGCTCGGGCAAGGTTGGGATTGGTGTTGCGAGTCCTGGCGCTGAGCTAGATGTCAATGGTAAGGTTATCGTCCAAAGCGCTTTGGGTGTCGGCGGCGCCAACTTCGGCACAGCAGGACAAGTCCTAGTAAGCAACGGTTCTAGCGCAGCACC